TTAGTATGAGTATAAAGAGGAGGGTATTTGTAGCTACAATTAGTGTAATTAATTTAATTTTTGTAGCTACATTTCAAAATTTGTCCTTAACTTTGTAGCTACAATTATTTTATATGGCAAAAAGCAAACCAATTGGAGTTAGATTTGACTTAGATAAGTTGGATATAATTCAAAAAGAACAAAAATTGACTTCTATGCAATCTGTTTTAGATTATCTTATTGATTTTTATTTGGCACACAGCCAATCTGATAAAATAATAGCAGAATTAGATAAAATTAAAACGAAAAGAGGAGCACCATTTAAAAATATGCCTCCTTACGACATAGATAGCTCAATAATGGCAGATTATCCAAGAATAGTAGCAATACCTCGTGAAAATATGAAAACGCCTCCAGAGGGCTTAAAAGGGATAGACTTGACTATTTGGAAGGCAGAGAATTGGAAATAATTCGTATCTTAGCGGTATGAAAGGTAAATTAAAAATGATGAAGCGAGCAGTTACCAATTTTGATATGGGTAAATACATATTGGTTGTTGGTAAAGATGCTACAGATATTTTTAAATTTTATGATGTAAAACAAATGCATGGGTTAAATCTAAAGGATGCTCAAGCAGAGGAGGTAGATAAAACCAAGGGAAATGGGGTGTATATTTATGGGCTTACGAATTATAATCCAGCAGATAAAAAACTTACAGCCAAAAGTCCTTATAAACCGTTTATTTTTTTAAACATGGGTACTTTTAAAAGATATAAAGCTGAAGAACAAAAGACAGCAATAATGCACGAAACAATGCACATGGGTATTTTGCTAAACAATTGGGATATAAAGGATAAAGAAGAGGAAGCAATAGGATTTGCAGAAGAAGAAGCTAATAAAATCATAGAAAAATTAAAAAACCTTAAACTTATAAAATGAAAAGTAAATTAAAAATGATGAAAAGGGCTGATGGCTCATCTTCTCCTCGTGGTCTTTGGGACAACATTCGTGCGGCTGCTGGTTCAGGTAAAAAGCCTACACCAGAAATGCTTAAACAAGAAAAAAAAATTAAAGCACAAGAAAAAAAATAAGTTATGCCTGGAGCTTGGCAACGTAAAGAAGGAAAAAATCCTGAAGGTGGCTTAAATGCCAAAGGTAGAGCATCATATAATGCAGAAACTGGTGGTCATCTAAAATCACCTGTTAAATCTGGCGTTAATCCTCGTAGAGTTTCATTTGCAGCTAGATTTTCTGGTATGCTTGGGGCTATGAAAAAACCAAACGGAGAGCCTACACGCAAAGCGTTAGCCCTCAAAGCGTGGGGATTTGGTAGTGTGGAAGCCGCTAGAAAATTTGCCAATGCACATAAAAAATCGTAATTTAGCACAAATAAAATATTATGGCTGAAGAAAAATTTTCATATTTTGTATCTTATCTTAAAGATGCTTTTGATCAATCTGTAGTATGGCACCATCAAACCGAGTCTTATGCAGAACATAAAGCATTAGGTAAATTTTATGATGCAATCGTTGGTTTAACTGATGGATTAGTAGAAAGCGTAAGTGGAATTTACGAAAGACCTAAACATTATCAATTAGATAGTCCAGTAGATTATAAAAATCATGAGCAAGTTGTTAAATATTTTAAGTCTTGCTATAATGCAATTCAAAAAGAAAGACAAGATATTTACCAAGAAAGCTGGATTCAAAATCAAGTAGATGAAATATCTCAATTAGTTGCAGAAACACTTTACTTACTTAGTTTAAAATAGTATGTCATGGCATTAAGCTCAATGAAAGGTTCAGGCCCTGTAAAAAAACTTCATCCTCAAATAGAAGAGAAGATTAATTATATATTAAGCCCTATTTATAAAAAAAGGCTTTTAGAAATGGGAGAACCAGAAGATACGGTTATGAAATTAATACAGGATAGAGTAAATGTATTAAGAAATACAGAACTTAGACCATATCAAGGTACTGGAATGGATTGGACTGGGGGAGGAAGTGCAAGCGTAGATCCTAAAACAAATAGACCATATTTGGCTTTTGATAACACAAAATCAAATTCAGACAGTGTTTTTGCTCATGAATTAGGGCATTTAACTTCTGGAGTTGATTCAAGTACATTGGGTTTGTCAACTTATTATCCTAGTCATAGTGGTTATAGAAGCATTGATGATTCAAAAAAAGAATTAGCAAAAGTTATAGGTACAGGCGGTTCAATGTATATGTCACCTGCTGAAAAATATTTTATTGATTTACAAAACAAACAATCTAATGAACTTCCTAAAAAAGGATTTTTATTTGATAAATGGCATAAAGGAAGATCAATTAATGATTGGTATTATAATAAACCAAATGAAGAAAAATATCCAATTACTAATTGGCCAGCAGGGACTAATGTTAGTTTATATCCATCTACTTCTGTTTTAGAACAACCATCTACAGCAATTGCTTCTGGAACTAAAAATCCTACAACTATTTTAAACATTGTTAAATCAATGAAAAAAAATCCAAATTTTGCTTTTGATCTAGTAAATAGTCCGGCATATAAAGAGGATTTTTTTAAAAATATACATGATTATAGCCCAACTACTGGATTTGCTAATGGAATACCTAGAAAGTCATTTGCAAATAGTTTATTAGATGTAATGAATGGCGCATATGATTCACATGATTATGGTGCAGATGAAAATAAAGCTGATTTAGATGCTGTAAGATTTGTACTTAAAAAGAATGGTTACACCCAAAATTATGGTGATAATATAACACCAGAATTATGGCAAAAAGCATTGCAAGATAAAAAAGTAAATCAAGATGAACATATAAAAAGAATGAGAAAAAACTTTGATGACAAATCTATTATTAATTTAAATAACAGAGTTGCTTACGAAAATGCTTTACCATCAGGAATGGTAAAAGATACTAATTACCTTTCATAGGTTTGTTTTTCATATAGTTTTAGAAGTGTAACCCCTAAGTTTTTACTTGGGGGTTTTATCTTTATTTTCAAATGGTGCATTTTTTATTTCATATGCCAACCAAAATATTATTATTAGCAGTATAAGTATTACTATATATATCATAAATTAAACTTTTGGTTGGTCTTCTAATATTTTTTTACCAGCATCTGATAATGGTCGTGAGAATAATCTAAGTTTTTTACCTGTATTAGGACATACAAAAGTAATCCCAGCATCTTGGTAAGCTTTTAATACTATTTCCAATCCACCCTCTCCGTCAGGGCTTGCACCTACTACATGTGGTTCATCATAATCAAATTGCATACAGAAATCACATCCTTCTGTATAAACTTGTATTTCTTTTGGTATTTCTGTTTTTTTCTTTGCCATTTTTTATTGTTTTGTTTCGTTTATGTCAACTATTTTAACTTCTTCTCCGTTTATTAATGCATCTAATGTAGATTCAATTAAATCTCTTTGATCTGGAGTTAATAATGCTACCTTTTCTACAATCGCAGGGACTGCAAATACATCACTAGCTATTTCGTTTTTAATACCAGTCCTAACCTCTTCAGTAAGAAATGGATTTGATACTAAATCGCTAAATATCCAACCTATTTTATCACTATATTTTTTAAATAACCTTGAACCTTGTGAATTAGGGTATTGTCTACAAAAATCTTCAAATTGCTCTTGAGCCATTTTTAAATTTTGAATAGCATTTATGATGTTGGCACCATTATTAACTTCAGGATTCATATTACTTATTAAAGTTTAAATGTGTTTCTTCTATTTCTTTTAAAAATTCTCTTGCTTTTTCTACTTTTTGTTGGATGCGTAATATATCATCTTCATTTCTACTAACGTGAAACATAAGTATTCTTTCGTTTATTGAAATATCATCAAATGACATGTTAAATTCAATCTTCATTGCTTCTTTTACATATTCTGGGTTTTCTTCTGTAGCTACATCCATTTTTTTAAGCAAATAATACTTCTCTTGCTCAATAATATTCTCTGGTGTATTTACTAAACAGTATGCAATAACGGCACTTTTTGTTCCTGTTAACCACATGTAAGACTGCATTTGCCAATAATATAAATTATCCAACTTATCAGGTATATTTCCTATAAATGTCCATAAATCATAGCTAGATTTAATGTCAATTATTCTATCGTTATCAATAATATCTGGTAAGCCAGAAATAAAATCATTAGTAAACCTTTGTTCATTTTTATTAAATGGCATCTTTAGGTACATAGAAAGCAAATCAATTGATTCTTGCTCTACCTCTACACCTTTTTTCATTTGCTTGGTTTGTAT